ATTGTTTTTTTATTCATAATGAAGCAGATTCGTATGGAGGTATATTTAATACAGATGAATCAATGGTTCAATTGATGAAACGTAGAGGAGGTGTAGGAATAACACTAGAAAATTTAAGACCATCACAGGCAAAAGTTAATAATGCGGCTCAAACATCAACAGGCGCGGTATCTTTTGCACCAAGATTTTCTCATTCAACTCGTGAAGTTGCGCAAGATGGCAGAAGAGGAGCGCTTTTAATTTCTATGCATATAAATCATCCAGATATTATAAAATTTATTTTAATGAAGGATGATACTACAAAAGTAACTGGAGCTAATATTTCTGTTAAAATTACAGATGAATTTATGAAAGCTGTCGAAAATGATGAAGATTATATTTTAAGATGGCCTGTTAAAGATAAACAACCTGTATTTTTAGAACAAATTGTTAATAATAAACTTTATAAACGTGATGATGGATCATATATAATGAAAGTTAAAGCGCGCGAAATATGGCACACAATTATTAAACAGGCTCATAAAAATGCTGAGCCCGGAGTATTATTTTGGGATACTATTCTTAAAGAATCTCCTGCAGATTGTTATAAAGACATTGGATTTGAATCAAGAGGATGCAACCCTTGCGGTGAAGTGGTGTTATCTTCTCACGATTCGTGCAGACTTGGTTCAATTAATTTAAATAATATGGTGTTAAATCCATATACTGCAGATGCAAAAATAAATTTTAAATTATTAGCCGAAGTAACAAGAGTTTCACAAAGACTCATGGATGATATTGTATCACTTGAAGAAGAAAAGATTAAAAATATTATATCTAAAATAATTAGTGATCCAGAAGATATAGACTTAAAACTGACTGAACTTAATCTATGGAAAAAAATTCTTGAGACACTATTAAAAGGAAGAAGAACAGGTGTTGGTGTTTTAGGGCTAGGAGATATGTTTGCGAAATTAGGAATAAAATACGGAACAAAAGAAGCAACACAAATAGCAGATAAAGTTTTTGAAATTATATCAACTAATTCATATAGAGAATCGGTTCAACTTGCCAAAGAAAGAGGTTGTTTTCCAATATGGAATGCAGATAAAGAAGCTCAGAATCCATTTATTATTCGTGTAATTAGTAACCATTTTACAACTAAAGAGTATGATGACTATTTACAATATGGTAGAAGAAACATTGCTAATTTAGCTATAGCTCCTACAGGGACGTTATCATTATTAACAAGAACAACCTCTGGCATTGAACCTGTTTTTAGATGTTACTATAAAAGACGAAGAAAAATTAATCCCAATGAAGAAGGTGTTAAAGTTAATTTTAAAGATGAAAATGGAGATTGTTGGCAAGAATATAATGTATTTCATCCCGAATTTGAAAAATGGTGTGCAGGAAATTTAGGAGAATTGATTACAACACTTGATGGAAAAAAGTGGCACGAAGTATTAACAGATGAGCAACTTGATGAATTAGTTGCTAAATCACCATGGGGGAGAGCAGAATCTTATGCCATTGACTATCTTGAAAAAATAAAAATGCAAGGTGTTATTCAAAAATGGATAGATCATAGTATTTCTATAACTCATAACTTGCCAGCTAATATTTCTATTGAAGAAGTAAATAAAATTTATTTTCAAGCATGGAAATCTGGGTGTAAAGGATGTACTATTTATAGAGAAAGTTCCAGACAAGGAGTATTAATATCAAAATCAAATAAAAAAGAAGATGAATTTTTATCACATCATGCGCCTAAACGGCCCAGAGAATTAAACGGTGATTATTATGTTGCATCAGCATCCGGAACAAAATATGCAGTAATAATAGGAATGTGGAAAGATAGTACTAGACCATATGAAATATTTGCATTTGAAAATCCTCCTATGGATAAAAATGTTAAGGGCAAAATTATTAAAGTTAAAAAGGGCCATTATAAATTTATAAACGGAGAATTTGAAATTGATAACATTCAATTGGCGGCAGAAAGAGTTGAACAACGTGCACATACAATTTTTTTAAGTATGTTATTAAGACACGGAGCTCCAATAGAACATATTGTGCATGTTGCTAAGAAAGTTGATGAAAATATTACATCTTTTAGTTCTGTTTGTAGAAGAATATTATCAAAATACATCGCAGAAGAACAGTTAAACGAAAAATGCCCAGAATGTAAAACCGGAAATATTATTCGTGAAGAAGGATGTGTGCATTGTGATAGTTGTTCATACTCAAAGTGCAATTAAATTTTATAAAATTTAACAATTATTTAACACAAATAGTACACTTTATACAAGCCATAATGAATATATAAAATAAAACACTGTGGCTTCTTCTGTTAAAAGATGTGAAATTTGTAAAAAATCATTTAGTTATGTATGCGGCGCATTTACACAACATCTAAGAGATGATCATCAGATGTCTTTTAAAGATTATATAGTTAAATTTGAATATAATGGAATTGCTCCAAAATGCGCATGTGGTTATTGTGATAAAGAACCACCATTTTCTCGAGGAAAATTTCTTAAATTTATTGGAGAACATAAAACATATAAATGGGCGCACACACACTATATTGAAAAATATGGAGTACCAAAATGTAAAACTTGTAAAAAAGAAATAGGATTTAATCGTCTAGAACCACTTCAATATTGTTCTCCTAAATGTTTTCCAAATAAATGGAATCAAGAGAAATGTAGAAAAACATTAAAAGAACATTATGGAGTCGATAATCCTATGCAACTTCAATTATCAAAAGATAAAATAAGTATTAAAAATAAAAATGGTGCAAATGAAGCTTTAATAAAAAGAAGAAAAACGTGTATACATAAATATGGTGTGGATAATATTATGGATGTACAATTAATAAAAGATAAGATAAAAGAAACATGTTTAATAAATCATGGAGTTGATCATATTTTTAAGACTAAAAAATGTAAAGATGATTCATCAAGACGAGCAAAAGAAAATAATCCGGCATTTAATGAAAAAAACATTAAAACATATAAATATAAAACTACTAATTTAACATATCAAAGTGGTTATGAATATCATTTTCTTGAATTATGTGAAAAATTAAATATTTTATTTAAATTAGGTAATGGTCATTTTTATAAATATGTTGAAAATTTAAATAATGAAAATAATCATAATATGTTGACAGATTATTCACTAAATGATTATGAAATTGAAATTAAATCTACATGGATAATGAAAAAACAAGGAGGGCCTTCAGTTTTGTTTGCTAAAAAATCTGCAGTCGAAGCTGCTGGCAGAAAATATCTTTTAATCTTAGACAAAGATTATTCAGAATTTTTAAAACTTATAAATATATATAAATAAAAACTTATAACAATATGCAAAAATTACTTATAGAATCATTGTCTGATAAAAAATCAAAAGTTGATCTTAAAAATGAAATCATTCGTTTTTTAGATATAAAAGATACTATTAAGACAGATGAACAATATGTTAAAGAATTCAAAAGCGCAATATTAGATTTTGGAGTAGATATTAAGTCACTAGGAGTTATTAGTTCTTTTAATATACAATCTAATTGGGAAGATATTACAAAAGAATTAGATAAAAGACAAATAGAATATTATGAATTTGATCTTTATGACGGTGAATCATCAATCTTAATTAAATTAGAAGATTTTTCGGAATTTAATAGAGAAGAAGAAAATTTATAATAAATAATGAAACTAGTTTATTAATAATAAATTTAAAAGCTCTAAGAAATTAGAGCTTTTGTTGTTTGAATATATAAATAAATAAACAATTAAATGACAGAAGAAAAAAAATATATCTTTATTTATTTGACTACAAACTTACTTACTAAAAAACAATACATAGGTGATCATAGATGCGATAATTTAGAAAAAGATAATTATTTAGGAAGTGGAAAAATATTATTGAAGGCTATTAAAAAATATAAGAGAGAAAATTTTAAGCGTGAAATACTTGAATTTTTTTCTACTAAAAAAGAAGCATTTGAATCACAAGGAACATATATTGATGAGTATAATACTCTTATACCAAATGGATATAATATAAGTCCCAAAGGAGGCTTAGGTGTAAGAGGATGTCATTCTGAAAAAACTAAACAAACTTTAAGTGAATTGCGTAAAGGAAAGCCCGGAATTAAAGGGCCCAGGCCAGATTTAACGGGTGAAAAAAACGGAATGGCTGGAAAAAGTGTTTATGATAGATGGGTTGAACTTTATGGCGTCGAAGAAGCAACTAAGCTTATGAAAAAATATGTTAAACATCATAATATTAGTATGAAAGGAAATACATGGGAATTATCAGATGAAACAAAAATACATAGAAAAGAAGCATTATTACAAACGATTGGCGTAGATAATGTTGCTAAATTACAACAAGTAAGACAAAAAATAAGTAATACATTAAAGGGAAATATTCCTTGGAATAAGGGTTTGAAAAAAGAAGATATAAAGAAAAGAAAACTAATGAAACAAAAAGTAATTAT